TGGCGTCGAACGGAATAGTCTCTGTAACTTCTGTCCTCACCGCGGTCAGGGCAAGCACGGAAGCGTCCGGATAGGGTGAGATTCGCATCAGGGACGATAGGGGCCACGTGTACCTGAACAATGGCAGATAATATCCCTCCACGACACCTTTAGTGAGTTTATGAGACCACACCATGCGAAATCCGCTACCTTTCGTCCTTCGAGTGGGATCGCCGTAGACGCTAAGGTCAATTATATCACCCCACGGGGCTTCGCGATTGTAGTTGAAGAGATCGGAGATGATGAATTCCCGTAGAGAGACGGCGATGTCTTGGTTCACGACCAGGCCGTGCCAGTTGAGGTGCACACCCGTCTTGATTTTTTGACCCACGGCTTTGGGTTCCGCAACCGACACGATGCACTCCTTACCGCCGTATCTTTTTACCGTATCGCATATGACCTTACACAATTCTCCGATCGCGTCGATACCAAGTTCCTCGTCCGCTTTGTAGTCTATGTCGACGAAGAAGTTGTACGTGGGAGTCTTCTGTTCAACCACGAAAACTTTTTGCCCCGCACTGACGGCGTCCACGTAGGCTTTATAGAAGTTGGCCAATTCACCACACGGGACAGACAGACACCCGCCGTCTAACAACACATGTGATGGATTCCCAGTTTTTTTCAAAAATCCCCTGTCGCCACACCATTTCTTGAATGACGACATACTTACTCTATTCAACGATTTTCTGCCTTAAACCAGTTCGAGCATGAGACGTCCTGGTATTCTTTCGACTGACTCAACTCCTTTTTAAAGACGAGCAGCTCGTACACGGTTTTGGAATCATTCTCTTTTACCCAGTCCGCGATTTCACTGTCGCAAAACCCTCTATTTTTCTCGAGAAGCTCTCCGATTTGTCGTAAAATAAAAGCTTTCGATTTCATAACTACTTTATGCTAAAGGTTTTTCTGTCCCGTGTTTTGACACACTCGTAAAACTGGGGGTTTTTAATCACGTTGTCGACGATGAGTTTCCAGCGCTTTCTAGAGTTGAACTCACTCAGTGTGTCGTAGCACATGTAGTCATTCTCGTCGAACGTCTTTCGAATCGGTTGATTGTGTAGTTTCTTGTAATTTGTCTTAGCCTTCTCTTCGTAAAAGCGACGAACCTGATTGGTCTGCTCTGTCCTATCAAAGTCAACGAAAAAGATAAACACGTTATATTCGAGTTCAACTGTCGGGGACTCTCTCACTACGAATTTGTAATCTGAAAACTCACCGGATTTGAGACAGATAACGCCTCGGGTCTCCTCTTCTAATTCGCGCAGTGCGGTACGTATCGGATTAGATATCTCTCTTCGGCGACAACCGCCCGTGACAAAAATCCAATCCCGAAACCTCACGTCTCGGACGGTAAGGAAGCGAGGTTCGTTTCCATGGGAGAATGTGACTGGGATCGCTATTGCTTTGTGTTTTTTGACCATAACGCATGAGCGTATTCTATCATATAAATATAAGTTTATTCTGCGGATTTGTCGTCGGAAACCTCTGCTTCAAGTGCGTCTCCATCTTCCGCCTTAACTTCGATGCGCTTGGGCTGGGAGAGATGGCGCGCGACGTGGCTGCTGAAGGTTTTTAACTCCTCTACGTCTTCCTTATGTTTCTTCATCTCGCGAAAGAGGAAGATGACGGCGGCGATGCACGCGACTGCCGCGATAGTTGTGAGCACTTCACGGTCGATTGGAATCATATACACTGACTTCTCCGCTTCCTTTTAAGTAATAACACCTAACGTCGTGTCGTCATTTTTAGGACACTGATACGGACTGGCGGCGAATTGCACGGCCTGAAAATGCGTGGACTGACAACTCTTGTCGATTGGGGGTGTCGGTTGTCCGGTGAAATGTTCGATGGTTTGTGCGCTGGGTTTGTACGTCAGCACAAAGACGATCGCTAAGAGGAAGATAACTTTCCACATACTATTTAGTTAGAATATAAAAGACCGGCCATGCCGTTTTCTACCCGAAGAACGTTGTAGTTGACGCCGTAGACGTCGGCGTCGAAATCTTGCGCGGTCGACTGGATGCGAGCCGAATCGAGTCGGCTGAAGTTGAGCGTACCGGTCGGTTGCAGCTTGGCGGCGTCCAGACAGAACGGCAAAAAGAAGAGCTGCGTCCCCCTGACACTGCTGTGGCTGGTGTGATAGTAGAGGGGCACGGCGCTGAAGTTAGGATCGGCAAACTTGAAGTCCGAGACGTCGGTGCCGTTAATCTGCAGCTTCAGCTTATTAGCTGCGTTGAGGATTGCGATGTTGCTGCCACCCGCTGCGAGGTACTTGATCGGGTGATTGAAGTTAAGCTCCTGAACCTTTCCGGCAGAAGCGATGGCCTTCTGGGTTTGAGTGATGAGCATGTTCTGCGCACCGCCGCCACTGAACACCTCGCGCTCGTCGGTGTCGAGGTACGCGTAGTTGGCGTAAACGTTCCAGCCGTAGTCGGACGCGTTGCTGCCCCACGTGATCCGAATTTCCACGTCGTGATAGGCCAGACTGACGAGAGGGAGAGCGCTCTGCCAGTTTTCACAGAAAGCAAAACGGAGGGGGTAAAACTTCGCGGTTCCAGCGCCGTCGTACAGTCCCGCGAGAATGGACTTAGATTGGGACGTGGCCGAAAGGGAGGGTGCGACGAGGGTAGAGTACGTGGAGTCCTGGGTGTCAACTACTTGCCCCCCTATTAAAAGCTCGACCTTGTTGATGAGTGCGGTCCAGTCGGCGATGGGGACGGTGTCACCCTGTGACACGCGGTGCGGTGCGAAGTACACGTAACTCAGGAGGTCGCCCTTGCGCTCGAAGCGAACCGTGGACATGCCGTTGTTGGCCACGTTACCTTGAATAACCTGGCGCTCGACCGTTTGACTGAAGTTGGTGTGCCTACGAAAAGTAGACCTAAAAAACGAAACCTCAGGTGAACCGACGAGGTGTGCGTCCTGGGCGCCTATGGCGATCAACTGTGCGATTCCGCCGGACATGTTGTATTATATATATACTGAGAGTTTTATTTTTTTAAGCGGACTGCTCGAGCGCCTCGATTCTTTTCGTGAGAGAGAAGACGACGTTCTGGAGGAGGGTCACCTGTGAAGCTATCCCCGAGAGGTGGTCGAGGTCGACGCTCACCGTGGACCCACCGCTCGGATTGACCGTGGGCTTTTCCGGCCACACCGGATGCTCGGGGTCCGTAGTGACGGAAGGGAGGTCGCGGAGTTTTTGGCGGTACTCGGTCCACTTTTTCCGAAGCTCGCTCGGGATGTGGTAATCCGTGGAAAAGATCCAGTCCGTTTCGGCGAGGCGCCGGTTACGTTCTTGGCGGAGTTGTTTCCATGGCTCAGATGTCAGATGTTCGTTCCATTTTTCTGTTATTTCTTCGAGGGTTGGTCTTGGGATGGTGTTGTCTTCGTACCATTTTAAGGTTTCGTAATCGTTATTATCTATATAAAATCCATGACCCGAATAGTACTTTGCTATGACGAAACCTATATCGACCATATTTAATTTTATAGGAGATATTTATTGACACACTTCTTGTGCTGTTATGCTACTAGCTCCACGTCCATGGTACGTTTCATTACCAGCGTTTCCTTCACGATAACCTCTATTTACACATACATAATATACACTATGGTACGTCCAACCCTGAACCGTGTACGTGATTGGTTCTAGACCATTCGCAACATCTAACGTAAAAAATGATCCAGATCTAGTACTGGCATCGTCATTACCAAATGCATCTGTGGTTGTGGCTCTACCCGTACTCGCATGATCGTTGGGTCCCAAGTCTGACTGAAAATATGAAGTACTTGAACCCTGTGTTCTCTTTAGTCGAAAAAAGTTTCTACCCCACCCTCCATACAGTATATGGTAACCGACATATATTTTACTATTTGCAAATTTAGGTTGTATAGTTATAGATAACCCACCAATATCTGTTACCGAAGTACCTGAAAAGAATGATGTATCTGTTTTTGTAGAACTTACAGTCTGTATGGATAATCCAGGTCCTCGAATAACCCCCCGCACGTCCAACTGCGCCTCGGGGGCTTTCCCGATACCGACGGCCGTGTCGCTGATGACCATGGACCGCCCGGTTCGGCCCATGTTGTAGAGTTTGCGGATCTCTGAGGGTTCGAGAACAACGGAGTAGACTTTTGGATTTGAAACCATTCCATTGTACCACTGCGTGCCATCATTTCGACCTATTCTATATTCTGGATTCGAAGGTAACGCTAAAGATGTGGTAATGGAGATGGCA